GAACCGTTGGTTTGGGATGAGGAGTTCTGCCAGATCATCCTTGACTGCTACCGAATCTTCCCGAAAGGCCATGAGCAGGAAGGCCGGCGCGTCGTCTCCTACTTCGGGATCTCTATGCCAAAGGGACGCGCCAAGTCAGAGTTCGCCGGAGCGTTGGTTTGCGCCGAACTCCTCGGACCTGTTCGCTTTGATGGTTGGGACGCCAACGGAGACCCAGTGGGAAAACCTGTCACCTATCCGTTCATCAGGCCCCTCGCCACAGAAGAAGGCCAAACCGGCAACACATACGGCAATGTCCAAACCATGCTCGAGCACGCGCGCGAACTGTTCCCATCGGAATGGGGTTTCTCACAGCTTGATATCGGATCCACCCGAACTCTCATCGGTAAGGGTGGCCGATTGGGTGAGGTTCGCCCATCAACCGCCGGCGCTGCTTCTAAAGATGGTGGCAAAGAGTCCTTCGCTGTCGTAGACGAACCGCATCTTTACTATTTGCCAGAGTTGCGACAGATGCACGCCATGGTCCGTCGAAACACTCGGAAGCGGAAGATCGCTCAGCCGTGGATGTTGGCCACGACCACCATGTTTCAACCTGGTCAACATTCCGTCGCCGAGGATTTGTATGACGAGGCGGAGAAACTGATGGAGCAGCAGAAAAGATCCTTTGGTTTCTGCTGGCATCACCGGGAAGGCGTGATGACAGAGTCAAATTGGGATGATGACGTCGCCCAACTGGCCTCTCTCAAGGAGGCCTACGGCCCAGCAGCGGATTGGATGGACCTTGCTGGCATGATCGAACACGAAATCCGAGCGCCAGGGTCCGTCAAAGCCGAAAACGCCCGCTACTTCCACAATCTCCGCTGGAAGGGTGACCAACGTGCCATAGATCCGGAGAAATGGGACGCGCTGGCAGCTCCAAACCTCAATCCGCTTGGCGGAGAGTTCATTGCCATCGGTTTCGACGGCTCTGACCGTGGCGAACACGCCGACGACACTGTCCTTGTCGGTTGGGTGCTGACTGAGAAGCCACATTTGTTTCTCATCAACGCTTGGAAGCGTCCAGAGTTCGCCGGCCGTGACTATCGAGTCCCTCGAGAAGAGATCCGAGAGAAAGTCACGGAACTACGCGAACAGTTTGAGGTTCGCCGCTTCGCCTGCGACCCTCCTGGCTGGCGTGAAGAGATTGACTCATGGGAAAAAGAGTTTGGCGAACGATTCGGTGAACCTGTTGTCGTCGAAGTGTTGACCAATAGACCGACTCGCATGGGTCCGGCTATTGATAGATTCTTGGAGGCAATCGACGAACAATCTTTCACCCATGACGGCTCGCCAGAACTGCGCGATTATGCGTTGAATGCTTTGTTGACAAAGTCGAAAGGCAGGTCTGATCTGCCAGCCATTGTCAAGCCTACGATTGATGCCAAGATTGACGGATTAGTAGCCGCAATCCTCTCCTACGACGAGGTCGCCAAAATGCCCCCCGAACAGCCAGTCGTCCCGTTCGCTCTTCTCGCATGAAAACCGCTTTGCTGTCTGTCATCGTTGGCATTGTCTCTTTGACTGTCGGCTTGGCACTTTCCCCGCTTCCCTGGCTTGCTTTATGTGTCCCAGGCGTCGCCCTCGTAATCGCTGGCCTCCTCAAGGATGTTGAATGAGACTTCTAGACCGCCTCCGAAGTGCCAGTGAACCAGAACGCTCTTATGCCAACGGACTCACTTTCGAAGATGTCCTCGCCATGTTCTCCTTCAACGGAAACAACTATCAAGGCATCTCATCACCATTACGCGCACCAGGCACAGCCGTCTCAGCAAACTTCCCCGGCTATGTCCAAGGCATCTACAACCAGTCGGGAGTCGTAGCAGCTGCCATCACAGCGCGCGCGTTGCTCATCTCCCAACTTCGCTTTCAATGGAAGTCACTGCTTCAAGGCGAAAACGGTCGGCTCTTCGGAAACACTGAACTCAGTGTCCTCGAGCGTCCTGGTGACCTGACTCGAGCCGAGATTCTTTACTGTGCCGAGCAGCACAACAGTCTCGCCGGAAATGCTTTCTTCTATCGCAATGGCGGCCAACTTCGACTTCTCCGCCCCGACTGGGTGACCGTTGTTTATGGCTCCTACGAATCCGACGTCGACCCGACCGCACAGCTCGACACTGAACTCGCCGGCTACTCCTACCAGCCTGGTGGCATCTCATCACAAACAGCCCCCGTCTTCCTCGCCCCATCACAGGTCGCTCATTGGAAGCCGGAACCGGACCCGATGCACTGGTGGCGTGGACAGTCATGGATTGGTTCGGTCCTGTCCGAAATCACCACAGACCGTCAAGCCACAGAGTTCAAATCCAAGTTCTTCGCCAACGCTGCAACCCCGCAACTCATTGTCACCCTCGACCCACACACCACCCAGCAGCAGGCGACCGACATGGCTGGCGTTATCAACCAACGCCACGAAGGCTCAGCCAACGCCTACAAAACCCTCATTCTGGGTGGAGGCGCCGACGTGACTGTCGCCGGATCCAACCTGCAACAACTGGACCTCAAAAACACTCAGGGTGTCGACGAAACCCGCATCGCCCTCCGCTCGAGAGTCCCAGCGACCGTTCTCGGCATTTCGGAAGGTTTGGCCGGTTCGGCTCTCAACGCCGGCAACTACTCTCAAACCCGTCGAATGTGGTCTGACGCCTGGTTCACACCTACCGCTCAGAACTTGTGTGCATCGATGGAACGAATCTTGGCTTTGCCAGTTGGGACGCCAGCGGAACTTTCCTTCGACCAATCCCAAATCATGTTCCTTCAGGAAGACCGCAAAGACGAAGCCGACATCCGAGCCACTCAAGCGTCCTCTATGCGGCAGCTCGTCGAAGCCGGTTTCGAACCTTCGACAGTCACCAAGTTCATCACCACAGGCGACTCGACAGTCCTACAGCACACAGGCGTCTTCTCTGTGCAGCTGCAAGCCCCAACAAATGGCGACACCAATGTCGTATGACGAAGCACGCGCTGCCGACTCTTACCCACCGACCGACGGCATGGTTGAAGAGGCACAGCGTGGACTTGACTGGCGAAGCGAATATGGTCGAGGCGGAACGTCCATCGGCATCGCACGCGCTCGAGACATCGTCAACCGCAAAGACCTCCCCATCGACACTTGGCGACGAATCAAAGCATATTTCGATCGTCACGAAATCGACAAGCAAGGCGAAGGCTGGTCACCCGATCAGGACGGCTACCCAAGCAATGGTCGAATCGCATGGGCGCTTTGGGGTGGAGACGCGGGCTACAGCCGTTCGCAGGCCATTATGGAAGACGTAAACAACGACAACGGAAGGTCCGTCATGGATGAAACCCAAATCCGAGGCATCGACGGCATCTATCCCGTCACCCCACTTCAAAACCATTTGTACGAAATCCTTGAAAGCACTGTCGAAACATTCGGCCAGTTTGACCAGGGAATCGGCGCACAAGGCGCCCACTATGCCGGCCCCGATGAAAACCCTTTCGCCGCTGAAGGCATGGTCTGCTCAAACTGTGCTTTCTACGAAGGACCACGCGCCTGCGAACTTGTCCAAGGCGACATTGACCCCGGCGGCATCTGCAAGTTCTGGGTCATCCCAGAAACTTTGCTCACAATCGAAACTCCGGCCGAACTTATTGTCGAGGAAGAACCCATGATGGAAATGGAATCGTCACGCTCCACCGAAACACGCTCCGACCTTTATCGCGACGTCCCCTTCGAGGTTCGTGCAGCAGAAGACACAGGCGACGGCCTCACCCTCACCGGCTACGCCGCTGTCTTCAATCGGTCAACCATGATTGACAACTGGGAAGGCACGTTCGAAGAACGAATCCGCCCAGGAGCATTCAAACGCTCAATCAACGCCAAAATGCCTGTCCTTCAATTCGAACACGGCCGCCATCCCCTCCTCGGATCCATGCCACTCGGACAGATCACAAAACTCCGTGAAGACGAACACGGCCTGTACGTCGAAGCACGCCTCGCCGACAACTGGCTTATCCAACCAGTACGCGACGCCATCGCCTCCGGATCTATCGACGGAATGTCTTTCCGCTTTCAAGTTGTCCGTGACAGCGTCGACGAATCCGGCAGCATCCCAGTCCGAACCCTCGAGGAAGTCAAACTCCTTGAGCTTGGACCTGTCGTCTTCCCAGCCTACGAATCGACAAGTGTTGGCGTTCGCTCTGCTGATCTGTCACCATTGTTCTCACTGCCCCAAGATGATCGCCACGCGATCGCTAGGGCGCTTGTTCTCGGCACCCAACCAGAAC